TATTTAAGAATGACTTATCAGCAGAAACTGAGAAAAAAGTTCAACAGGCTCAAAAATATTGGAATTCTAAGATATACCCAATGTTAAAAAAGAAATATCCATTGGTAGATGAGTATCGTTATAAAAATATTCTTTAAATAAAATACGAGAAAGGTTTGGAAATTCCAAACCTTTTTAGTATATTTGTAACCATATCAACACATGGGATTAAATAAGTGTTGAGAATAATAATTGAAATATAATTTGGATTATTGAAAAGTAATTCGTATATTTGTATAAATAATTAATAATTAATAACTAAAAAAAGTAAATTATGGCAATTGACTTAAACGCAATCCGAAACAGACTGGACAGTCTACAAACAAAGGTAAAGAAAACAGATAACCTTTGGAAACCTAAACCAGGTAAACAGCAAGTAAGAATCGTTCCTTACGTGCACAATCAATCAAACCCTTTCATTGAATTGTTTTTCCACTATGGATTTGGTGGTAAGAACATTCTATCACCTCAAACACATGGTGAAGCAGACCCATTAGTAGAGTTCGCTGACCAATTGAAAGCAACTGGTGATAGAAACGATTGGAATCTATCAAAACAATTAACACCTAAGATGAGAACTTACGTTCCTGTATTGGTTCGTGGTGAAGAATCTGAGGGAGTTAAATTTTGGGGATTTGGTAAAACTGTGTATCAAGAACTTCTTGCATTCTTTGCAGACCCGGATTATGGTGATTTAACAGACCCAACAAGTGGTAGAGATATTACTGTTGAGTTTAAAACCGCTAAAGAGTTGGGTAAGAACTATCCTGAAACTTACATCAGAGTAAAACCAAATCAAACACCTATTACAGAAGACAAGAATGTGTTAGGTATGTTGAAAGACCAGATTGAACTACCATCAATGTTCAAAAAGTATTCTTATGATGAGATGAAATCTCTATTAGAAACTTGGATGGAAACTGGTCAAGTAGGTGATTCGGAAGAAACTGAATCAAATCCAACTCAATCCCAACCATCAGATGCTCCATTTAAAGATGAAGCACCACAAAACTCAAACGCAAGTGTATCAAACGTAAAAGATGCATTTGATGATTTATTTAACTCATAAAATTAAGATATATGGCAACGAATAGAGATGAACTAAGTTCACTTCTTGCCGATAACCTTAATAAGAAGTTCAAAGGACAATCAAAAGTCGCATATTTCTTAGATGGCTCAGAACAGACACCCACTGATTTAACAGAGTGGGTGTCTACTGGCGATGATATGTTAGATTTGGCGATTTCAAACCGACCTAACGGCGGTTTTCCTGTTGGAAGGATTGTTGAAGTTACGGGTTTAGAAGCAAGTGGAAAATCACTCCTATCAGCACATACATTGGCAAATACCCAAAAGAAGGGTGGTTTAGCTGTGTATATTGATACGGAAAACGCAATCAATCAAGAGTTCTTAGAAGCATTAGGTGTTGATACTCAAAAGTTACTTTATGTACCTTTAGAATCGGTGGAAGATATCTTTGATGCTATGGATTCAATTATCGAATCTATTAGGAAATCTGATAAAGATAGATTGGTAACTATCGTAGTTGACTCAGTAGCAGCGGCAACCACAAAGGTTGAATTAGCGGCCGATTACGACCAAGCGGGATACGCTACTCAGAAAGCAATCATTATCTCAAAAGCAATGAGAAAGATTACTAATATGATTGGTAGAGAGAGAATTTTAGTAGTATTTACAAATCAACTTAGAGTTAGAATGGGTGTATCGTTTGGTGACCCTTACACTACATCAGGTGGGAAAGCATTAGGTTTCCATGCATCGTGTAGATTGAGGATGAAACAAATGGGTAAACTTAACTCTAAAGTGGGTGGTGTTGACCAGACAGTTGGTATTAAAACCAGAGTTCAGGTTATTAAGAACAGAATGGGGCCACCACTAAGAGCAGTTGATTTTGAAATCTACTTTGATAGAGGTATCGATAGATATGGTTCGTGGTTAAATACTATGAAAACATACAAAATACTAAAGCAAGGTGGTGCTTGGTATACTTGGGTTGATGAAAGTACAGGTGAAGAAATTAAGTTTCAAGCAAAAGATTTCACTAAACTTTTAGAAGATAGACCTGAAGTAAAAGAACAAATGTATAAACAAATCTGTGATGCATACATATTAGGATATCAAGAGGCATCCGAATCGGCAAATACAGATACAACCCAATTCGATGATTCGCACGAAATCTAATAGTTTATTAGTGTTTTTAGTGTAGTTCCCATATTTATATAAAATGGGAGTTAGTATGAACATAAAAAACGTATACGACCAATTAGTAATAGAACGTAAATCAATATCTGAATTAAGTAAAATTTACCATAAGCGGGCACAATATATTAGAAATGAATTATATTCCGCTTATGGTAAATCTACTATAAAATCAATAACCAAATCTATTCAGATTGAGAGAATGGTTAAAACCAATACTGGTGTAAAGCGTGGTCCGAGAGACCCTAAGATTGTTGAAAAGATTAGACAATCCAATATTGAAGCATGGAAAAATAATGATGAGATGAAAGAGAAATCTCGCCAAAATATGATTAAATATTGTGCACCTAAAAATCAAACTGAAAGTGCAAAATTAAAAAGAGTTGAAAGTCGTAAAAGAAATAACACCGAGTGGCATACAGATGAAACAAAACTTAAAATTAGTAATAAATCAAAAAATCGTAAATTTAGTGAAAACAGTAAATTAAAAATGAGTAAATCTGCTGTTAAACGTGGTCGAACCCAACCCGATGGTTGGACGCATTCACAAAAAACTAAAGATTTATTATCAGAAATAACAAGAAATCAATGGAAATCCGGAATACATAAACCTACATTTAAAAGTAAGGGACATTCTGAAGTAGAGCAACTATTGATTGATTTGGGGTATGATATAATAAGTGAATATTTTATTGAAGGTAAGCCGTATGATATATTTGTAAAATCATTGAATTTGATAATTGAGTATAACGGAACATATTGGCATTATGATAACAGAATTTTTGACGAAAATTATTTTGATAAATCTAAAAATAGATATGCTAAAGATGTTTGGGAATATGATAAGTGTAAGATACAAACTGCAATTGATAATGGATATAATTTAACAGTAATATGGCAATCTGATTTTGAATCGCTTGATGTTATAAATAAAATAAAATTCATAAAAAATAAAATAAATGAATACGAAGTATAGTGAAATGTTAAAAAATATAAGCGCCGTCGACTCGAGACTTGTCAATGACAAAGTTCTCATTGTCGACGGCCTTTGACTCAATATGTTCATACGCTGTTTTGGGGCTGTGCCGACATTGAATGATAATGGTGAGCACGTAGGAGGGGTAACAGGTTTTCTGTTATCTCTCGGTGCTCTTATTAGAAACAACAAACCAACGAGGGTATTGATTGTATTTGATGGTAAAGGTGGTTCAGCTCGTAGAAAGAAAATGCACAATGGTTACAAAGAAGGTAGAACTGGATTAACCAAAGTTAACAGATTAGTTGGTTACGAAGATTTGGAAGACCAGGCGGAATCTATGAAAAGAAACTTCAGTGCTGTAATTAAATACTTACAGTTCTTACCAGTTGATGTATGTTATGTAGACCACATTGAAGCTGATGATATTATGGCATATACCGCTAGACATATCTTCAAAAAAGAGGTGATTATTGTTTCATCTGATAAAGATTTTCTACAATTAGTAGATGATAGGATATCAGTATGGCAACCAACTAAAAAGAAAATGATAACTAATGATAATGTGCATGAAATCTATGGAGTTCCAGCACATAACTTAGTGTATTATAGAATATTTGATGGTGATAAATCTGATAATATTCCAGGTGTTCCTGGTATTGGACCTAAAACCTTAGTTAATAAACTAACCTTTTTACAAGGTGATGAAATTGATGGGGTATCAACCTTATTAGAGAGGGTTAATGAGTTGGATGATGAAAAGTTGAAAACTAAGATTCTTAATCATAAAGATACTTTAGAGTTAAATTACGATTTAATGCAACTTTCAGACCCTATAATGGGTTCTGCTATTACATCAAATGTACGAGGTATCATCGATTCACCTATAAATGGATTAAACTCATTTCAATTCAAAAAAGAGTTTATGATTGATAAACTATACACTGCGTTCAAAAACGTAGAAACGTGGTTAGTGAATACTTGGGGTGAGTTAGATAAATACTCAAAACAAACTAGAAAATAAGTTTGTTTATTTAACATTTAATTCGTATATTTGTATACTATGGATAAATTTGGAAATAAGTTCGGAACATCGTTTCAAATAAAAATAATATCGGCACTAGTAACGGATAGAATATTCCTTCAAATGGTGTATGATATTCTTAAACCTGAATATTTTGATTCTGAAGCTAATGAGTGGTTGGTTACTAAAACTCTAAATCACTTTGATAAATACTCAGAATTACCCACCTTAGATGTGTTTAAAACTGAGGTTGATAGAGTTGATAGGGATGTACTAAAACAATCGATTGTAGATAACTTAAAACAGGTTTGGAATTCTCTTGAATCTGATGATTTAGGGTATGTTAAAGAAGAGGCATTACAATTTTGTAAAAATCAAACATTTAAGAATGCTATATTAGAATCAGTTGGGTTATTGGAAGATGGTAAATTTGATACTATCAAATCAATGATTGATTCGGCTATGAAAGCTGGACAAGATACTGATGTGGGGCATGATTATAAAAATCACATAGTAGAACGGTATGAATCAACTGTTAGAGATGTTATTCCATCGGGTTGGGATGTTATTGATGAATTAGTTGATGGTGGTTTTGGTAAGGGTGAATTGATAATGTTCGCGGCACCACCTGGTATTGGTAAATCGTGGGCATTGGTAAATGTTGGGATGGCCGCTGCGAAATTGGGTAAAACTGTTGTACATTATACATTAGAACTGAACGAAGGTTACGTTGGCCAACGATATGATGCTGTTCTAACAGGTACTGCCGTTCCAAATCTAAAATATAATATGGAAGAGGTAACACATCAGGTTGAAAACTTAAAAGGTGAACTTATTGTAAAGTATTGGCCTACAAAATCAGCAGGATTAAATACATTACGAGCATCTTTAGATAAGTTGAAACTACAAGGTAAGAATCCTGATGTTATTATTGTAGATTACGCTGATTTGTTGAAAGGTAACAATAGAAAAGAACGACATGAAGAGTTAGAAGAGATTGTAGAGGGACTTAGGGGTGTTGCAGGTGAGTATGAATGTCCATTATTTACGGCATCTCAAATCAATCGTAGTGGGGCTAATGATGATGTTATTACAGGTACTTCAATTGCAGGTTCATTCTCTAAGTTAATGACTGCTGATTTCGTTGTTTCTTTGAGTAGAAAGATTGAAGATAAGTTAGCTGGAACGGGTCGTTGGCACGTTATTAAAAACAGATTTGGACCTGATGGGATGACACTTCCATCTAAAGCAAATATGAGTAATGGTAGGATTCAAATTTACTCTGATGATTCGATTGATGGTAAAAATACCCAAAAAGATATGAGTAAGGGTGAATCAATGGTTCGTAAAAACTTATTACAAAAATATAATGATATGAAGGGGGGTGATATTGATTTTTAATCTATATTTATATTCACCCACATCACATTTAATAATAAAAAAATAGGAAAAATAACTATGAGTAAATTATTTGAAGAACGAATACCATATAAACCATTTGAATATCCGGTATATTACACTGAAGGTTGGCTTAAACAGGCTCAAGCCTTCTGGTTACATACTGAGATTCCGATGCAAGGTGATATTAAAGATTGGAATGAAAACTTATCAGAAGATGAAAAACATTTAGTAGGTAATATCTTATTAGGATTTGCACAAACAGAATGTGCTGTATCAGATTATTGGACTACTATGGTAACGAAATGGTTTCCTAAACATGAAATCAAACAAATGGCTATGATGTTTGGTTCACAAGAAACTATTCACGCTACTGCATATTCATATTTGAATGAGTCATTAGGGTTAGAAGATTTTGAAGCATTCTTACATGAACCTGCAATTGCTGAAAAGTTTGAATATTTAACTGCAACTACATCTGAATGGACTCATAAAGATTTAGCAACAAATGCAGAAGCGAGAAGAGAAGTAGCACGTTCATTAGCAATATTCTCAGCATTCGCTGAAGGAGTATCATTATACTCTTCATTTGCAGTACTCTATTCATTCCAAATGAGAAATATGTTGAAAGGTATCGGACAACAGATGAAGTGGAGTGTAAGAGATGAATCTTTACATTCTAAGATGGGTTGTCAGCTATTCAGACATATGTGTGATGAGTTCCCAGAGTTGAAAGAAGAAGTAAAATCAGATGTTGAAGAAGCATCTAAACTTATGTCGGACATGGAACTTAAATTTATTGATAAAATGTTTGAAAAGGGTGATTTAGAAAATCTTAAAAAAGATGACCTAAAACATTTTATTGTAAAACGAACAAATGAAAAACTCAGAGAACTTGGATATGAATCTATTTTCGATTTCAATGAGAAGAAAGCATCAGAATTAGATTGGTTTTATAATCTGACAGGTGGTATTACTTGGACAGATTTCTTTGCAGTAAGACCTACTGACTATAGTAAAGCGGGTGAAGGTGAGGATTTCAATGATATTTGGTAAATAAATTAATATAAAAACAATAAAAAAAAGTTATGGAATTATTTGATGATTTAATTAATAATGTCGGTGTATGGGCGGACTCAAAGGGATTGCTAAAACCTGAAAATGCAACAAAACAAATGTTAAAGGTAATGGAAGAAGTTGGAGAAACTGCAGGAGCATTAGCTAAAAACAATGAAGTAGAGTTGAAAGATGGTATTGGTGATTCGTTTGTAACTTTAATCATTCTCGCAAATCAATGTGGATTTACACCAAATGAGTGTTTAGAAGCAGCGTGGAATGAAATTAAAGACCGCAAAGGTAAAACCGAAAATGGGGTGTTTATAAAAGAATGAAAAATTACGGAGAAGAATTAGGATGGGAAATAGGTGTAGATTTTCCAGAATGGGCAAATACTGAGATATATGTCAAAACCATATCAAAAGGATATTTACTTGAAGGGGAAACACCTAAAGATGCGTATTGGAGAGTAGCAACCACAGTTGCTAGACGTTTGGGTAAAAATCACCTTTCGAGTAAGTTTTTTGATTACATTTGGTGTGGTTGGCTTAACCTTGCAACACCAGTACTTAGTAACACTGGAACTGATAGAGGGTTACCAATATCATGTTTTGGTATTGATGTAGCAGATTCTATACAAGATATCGGAACTAAGAATTTAGAGATGATGTTACTTGCAAAGCATGGTGGTGGTGTTGGTGTTGGTATTAATATGATTAGACCAGCAGGTACAACTATAGCACAAAATGGTACATCAGATGGTGTAGTTCCATTTACTAAGATTTACGATTCTACTATTATTGCAACCAATCAAGGTGCAGTTCGTAGAGGTGCAGCATCAGTTAACTTAAATATCGAACATGGTGATTTTGATGAATGGATTGAAATCAGAGAACCTAAAGGTGATGTAAACAGGCAATGTTTAAATTTACATCAATGTGTTGTAGTTGGTGATAAGTTTATGAGGCAGTTAGAGGATGGTGAACCTGAAGCTAGACGAAGATGGGGTAAAGTTTTACAGAAACGTAAAGCTACTGGCGAACCATATATTATGTTTAAAGGGAACGTAAACAAACATAATCCAGAAGCATATAAGCAGAATGGGTTGAAGGTGTTTATGACTAACATTTGTTCTGAGATTACACTTCATACCGATGAATCACATTCATTTGTTTGTTGTTTATCATCTCTTAACTTAGCAAAGTATGATGAGTGGAAAGATACTGATTTAATCTATACTGCAACTTGGTTTTTGGATGGTGTACTTGAAGAGTTCATTCAGAAAGCTAAAAATATGAGAGGATTTGAAAACTCAGTACGTTCGGCTGAAAAAGGTAGAGCATTAGGTCTTGGAGCTTTAGGATGGCATACTTATCTACAACAAAAAGGAATTCCATTTGAAGGGTTATTAGCTCAATTTGAAACGAGAAAGATATTTTCACAAATGAAGATTGAATCTGAGAGAGCAAGTAGAGATATGGCTGAAGAATATGGAGAACCTTTATGGTGTGTTGGAACTGGTATGAGAAACACTCACTTACGAGCAATTGCACCTACGGTATCAAACTCTAAACTTTCAGGCAATGTATCAGCAGGTATTGAACCTTGGGCAGCTAACGTATTTACAGAACAAACTGCAAAAGGTACGTTTATTCGTAAAAACAAAGAGTTAGGAAAGGTACTTAGAAAGGTTGGAATCAATAACAAAGAAACTTGGGATAAAATCTTAGCAGATGGTGGTTCGGTACAAGATATTGCAGAGTTAGATAATTGGGTTTATGTTGATGGTAAATTAACAAAATTAGAAGATGTTACTGAAACTACACAAGTTGATAAGGTTAAAGATGTATTCAAAACATTCAAAGAAATCAATCAATTAGAGTTAGTAAGACAGGCAGGTATTCGACAACAATATATCGACCAATCAGTATCACTTAACTTAGCATTTCCATCAGTAGCTACACCAAAATGGATGAATCAAGTACATATGGAAGCTTGGAAGCAAGGCGTAAAAACGTTATATTATACAAGAACTGAATCTGTATTAAGAGGTGATATTGCACAACAAGCAATGGATCCAGAATGCCTCTCATGCGATGGATAGTAGTATGGATAAAACAAAATGGAACAAATGTAAGTGTTGTGGGAGTAAAATCCCACCACTAATTGAACTAAGTAAAATCTGTACTGGTTGTTTAACTAATAAACAATCAAAATAGTATTGTGGTTTGAAGACCACTCTTAGGACCGTTCATAGTGAACGGAAATCGGGTGGGGGGTGTTCGCTACTCCCCATCCACTTTTTTAAAAACAATTAAATTAAATAAATTATGAAGTATTTGTATTTTTCAGCTCAATGGTGTGGTCCTTGCCGAACATTAGGGCCAATTATGAATCAAGTATCACAAGAAGTATCTGTAGAGAAAATTGATGTAGATTCACAATCACATATGGCACAACAATATAATGTAATGAATATACCCACAGTTGTTTTGCTGAACAATGGTGTAGAGGTTAAAAGATTTGTAGGAGTACAGTCAAAAGAAACTTACTTAAACGCAGTAAAATAAATTTGTATATTTGAAAAAAGTTTTGTATATTTGTAAAATGGTACAATGGAAAGCGTGGATGTTTGATAATAGGGTTAGAGGTGAGAGTCATCCTAATGCTAAACTTACATCAGAAGATGTTATTAAAATCAGAGAATTATATTCTAAAGGATTTTCTATAAAAGTTATTGCTAGAAATTTCAAAGTATCAAATTGGAATATCAAAGAAATAGTAGATAGAAAAACGTGGGTTCATATATAAAATGAACTATTCAAATAAAAATTTTTAATATGTGTGGAATTATAGGTGGGAATAATTATACTTCTGAAACTATAAAAAAAGGTTTAGAAAACATACTGCATCGTGGTAGAGATAATTCAACTATTCAAAATGTAGGTGATTTCTATTTTGGGCATAATAGATTATCTATACAGGATTTATCAGATATTGCAAACCAACCATTTTGGAATGAAGATAGAACCGTTTGTATCGTTTACAATGGTGAGTTATGGGATAGTAAACTTACTGAAGACTTAAAAAATAAGATAACAATACCATTCAGAACCGCATCGGATACTGAGATAATTCTAAATTCTTATTTAGAATTTGGAATCGATTCCTTTAAAGATTTGGATGGTATGTTTTCTTTTGCAATTATAGATACCAGAAATACTACTGTTTATTTAGTTAGAGATTATATTGGTGAACTTCCATTTTGGTATTCAATTGATAAAGTAACTTGTAAGTTAGCATTTTGCTCAGAGAAGAAGGGATTACCGTTATCTGATATTTACAAAAAGAGTGTAAAAACAGTTTATCCTGGTACATATGTTGAATACAACTACGAAACATTACATTCTGATGTAAAAACTTATTATGAACTACCTACGGAAATTATACACGATGATAGAGAAACTATTGTTAAACGAATCAGAAAAGATTTAGAAGAAGCTGTAAGAGTAAAAATGATTTCAGATGTTCCCATTTGTACAATTTTAAGTGGGGGAATTGATTCTGTAATAACAACATATCTGTTATCGAAACTATATCCTAAATTAGAAGCATTTGTAGTAACAACTGATGGTGGAAGTGATATAAAGTTTGCGAGATTGGCGGCTAAAGAATTTGGTATCAAATTACATGAAATTCATATGACAACTGATGAAATTATGAATTCAATTGATACTACATTATATGTAACTGAATTAACAAAATGGCAGAATATAGGTAGTGCACTTGCAACTATTAAATTGGGTGAAGAGATACACAAGCATGGGTTTAAAGTAGTGTTTAGTGGTGATTTATCTGATGAGATTTGGGGTAGTTATGGGATGATAACAAGATTCTGTTATACCGAAGAATCTTATGACATCGCACGAAGAAAATTAATAAAGGATGTACATAAAGGAAACTTTCCATCACAAAATCAATCTATGATGTGGGGTGGTACTGTTGAAATACGAACACCTTATAGTTGGAGGCCATTTGTAGAGTATTCATTAAATATACCACCTATATATCAAACAGAAAAAGGGTTAATGAAGCCGTTGTTGAGAGATGCATTCAAAGGTGAAATATCCGATGAACTTTTATATAGAAAAAAGGTTTGGTTTGCACAAGGAGCGGGAACATCTGATGATGTAGAAAAAATAAAAGATACATTAAAGGATAGATTGAGTAATCAGTTTCAGTATAAAGATGATTTAAATATTAAGAAGTTTTGGGATTAAATATAGTTCAGATAAAAGAAGAAGGTGAAGAAATGGATAAGGTCATAGAAGATACTATGGCCATTATCAATATGTATCCTGATATATTTCCACATATGTACAAACAGGGATTCAAACTTGTTGGTAGAATTAAGAAGGGAAATTTAATTTTACAAGATGGTGTAATGATTACATTTACACAATATTCTCAACGTGGTAAGTTATCTCGAAACGCAACAACAATGAGAAAACAAAAAGATTTTATTATTCATCAGATTGCATCAGACCAAACCCAAAAGGGAGCAACTAAAAAGGTTTTAGATGAGTTTGTAGAATATTGTAAATCAAAAGGAGCTGGTAATATACTATTAACTGTAAGGGCTTTCAACGAAAGAGCTCGTAAGTTTTATGAAAGATATGGATTTAAGTATGATTCAGATATTCAATGGAACTCAAAAGAAACAGGTGTAATACCAGGTGTAATTTACAGGTTACAATTGGAAAAAATAAAGAGTGAAAAGTTTTTTGAATTTTAACATTTTTTAACATTTCAAATTTGGAATTAATAGAAAAGTGTTGTACATTTACAAAGTAAGATTAAGAGATAATAAGTTAAACATTAAAAAATAAAAATTATGAATAATTACAGTAAAGCGGAGG